CAATACCGTCCGCCGTAGGTTCAAATCCGCTTTGCGCAGCCCAGGCAGCAAATTGGCCGTAGGTTTCAGCGTCCAGTTTCAGGACAAGGTCCAAGGCGCCTTTGCATTCACCCGTAACATCGGGAGAGGATGGCTCCATCAGTTTTTTAATCAGCTCCGCCTTGGCAGGAGGAATTACTCCGGCTTTCTTCATCCAGTCGTCCACCGTACCCTTTTCAACAAAGAGCTGCTTTGCTAGCCAGAATCGGTCTCTACCATTGTCTTTGAGCCAGCGTTTTACAGATTCCTTGAAATCGTCCATGGCTTCAAGATAGAGATTTTTCCCCATTCTGCAAGACTAAAAATCAACACATAGCGGAAATATGCCATTTTTTGGTTGACGAATAGAGAAAATCCGCTAAATATATTCACATCAACTAGGGGAAACACCCCATTACAGCCATGATCGAAATCAAAATCCCCATCGAAAAAATTGCCGAAGACAAGGCGGCAAGCAAAGCACTCATTCAAGAGTGCGTTGAATCCGGGAAGGCTCCGGAAGATGCCTTCCTTGACATTCTCAAAAGGCGCGGGCTTCCCCCAGCCCGGAAGAAGAACCCTCAACCCAAGAAACCTGCCGCATGATTATCGAATACGACACAGAAGACCGCTGCATCCGTGTGAACGATGTAGCCGTGAGCCACGCAGATGCCGAACGGCTCATGAACGAGCATGAAACCGCAGCCGCAACCCTCGAAAACGCCCTTGTGCAGTACGAACGGGATCACGCCACGACGGATAATCCTGACGGCCATAGAGACTGAACTATGGAAGAATCCCTGATTGAAGAACTAAAGCGGCTCGGCTGGTACGAGCTTTAACCCCAACCCTAAACGACAATGAGAAAAATGACGAATGAACAATACTGGATGCGCCGAGACCGCGACGCAAAAACAGAATTCCTATACGGCTGCCCGCTGGATTTGCCGGAAAACGACCTCAAGCCCCGGTCCGGCATCGTGCAGAGCCTTGTCTTTTGTGCCCTGGTAACAGGGTTCGGAACAATCGTCTATTTCGCCATTAACTCCTTTTTATAAACAACTATGAAAGAACAACAGTACGAACAGACAATGTCCCTTGCTCAAGTATGCAAGGCCGCCCGTGAGAAAACCGGAGAAAAGCCTATTCACGCTATCAATGCGGCGAAATGGGTAAAAGCCGGAAAGATTCGAACGCACGTCGTTTGCGGGTTGACGCGCCCCCGGTTTCTGCTCTCCGAGTTCCTCGAAGACTACTACAAAAACGTGGCTCCCCGTTCAGTGGCGAAAGCCCGCTAACCCTTCCAGCCCAAGAAGCCCGCGGCATGATCATTTATTTCATCGTTAAATCTTAATTGTCAAAAATCATGGAAGGATTGAAGCAATTTATAGTGTCCATTGTGGAGCAGACTATTCAGAGTTTGCATGACCGAGGCTTGCTGCTCGTAAATGAAGGCGACGAGGAAAAGGCAACCCGCATGTTTAATGGAAAGCTGGAACTCTCTATAAACGACCTGGCGCAGCATCCAGCCTGCGGATGGTCACGCAAGAAGACTATCAAACTTCTACGGGACAAGCACATAGAAGACCTTGGTACGAGTGCCCGCGACTACCGTATTTCTGCCGTGAGCGTGTACCGCTTTCTTACTAAGGAGAAAATCTCTCAGACAGGGGTCGACATGAACAGACCTCCCGCAAAACGGAAGAGGAACCCCCCAAGTACCATTTCCAACTAACCTAACCTAAGTAACAACAAACAGAAAAAACACCATGCAAAGAAACGAATGTAAGACTGGAACAGCGAAGTACGACCCGGCGCGGAAATACCGGACCGGAGACAAGGTGCGCTTTATCCACCACGGAAGAAGGAATTATCTCGTCACACCGGAAAACGGAGAAGAATGCACCGTTATTGAAAACGAAAAACAAGAGCAGGTGCTTATCAAATGCTGTGGATACACTGCCGTTTTTCATTTCGCCGACCTCGAACTTGTCAAGCCCGTTGAGGAAATAGAGAAGGAAGATACGAAGACAACCGCGCCGGAAGAAGGCTGCTGCAATCCTGTCACGGAACCAGCCTCCACGTTGGAAATGATCAAAGAGGCGTATGACCGCCTGGAAGAGCTTGTGGTGCAGTGCAACACCCCAGTGTTGTTGTGCATGCTCACCGGAGAAAAGGGAGGCAAGATTGAACATCGAAATTCAACCAACAATAGTGTTTCTAAAATGACTGGTAAAGAGGGGATCGGATGGAATGCTGCCCGCGGTTTTTTGTATGCCTCTGCAACCTGCTTTTCCGGTGCTCCTGAAGCCATTTCCCAGGGCATCAAGTACATTTTTGAATTCCTTGAGAGAAAGAAACAGAAAAGCGTTTTTTCCGCAATCATTGATACGCCGTTTGATCACTAAAACAAAAAGCGGCCGTCCGCGCCAACGGACGACCGCCACTAAATGAAGCCGGGCGGACACCCGGAACAACATCAAAGCAAGAGAATAATATGTCGATATTAAACAATATCAAGCGCGGGAAGCAGCAGCGCCCGCAACGGGTCATCATCTACGGGCCGGAAGGCGTGGGGAAATCCACGCTGGCGGCAGGGCTGCCCGCTCCCTGGACACGGAAGAGGGCACCCAGCACATGAATGTGGACCGCATCCAGGTAGACAACTACGGCGCCATGCTGGATGCCTTGCAGGATATTTACAAGGAAGCCAGGAACGGAAGTCTCCCTTACAAAACGCTCGTCATCGACACGGGAGACCGTCTGTGGGACATGTGCGCCCGCCAAGTCATCAAGGACTACAACGCCTCCCCCAAGGACGGAAAAATCTCATCCATTGAAAGCATCGGATACGGGAAGGGCTACGCCCAGGCCAGCGAAATGTTCGTCAACCTGCTTTCCGTCTTTGACAACTGCCGGAACGCGGGACTGCACATCGCCGTTATTTGTCACTGCCGCGTGGAAACGGTGAACCCTCCGGAAGGGGAGGCGTACACCATGTACACCATCAAAATCAACGCGCCAGCCAAGCAGGCCATCACCGCCAAAGAAAAGCTCAAGGAATGGGGGGATGCCATCCTATTTTGCAACTACGTGACCACGTTCACGGACGGGGGCAAGGCTAAGGGCGGGGAGCTCCGGGCCGTCTATACGGAGCACCGGGCCACCTGGGAAGCCAAAAACCGACACGGGATGCCCGCGGTCATGGCGATGGACGCCGGGGAAATCTCCCGCCTGCTGTTTGGAGCGGGCTGCGGATCTGCCAATGCCCCGGCGAATGATGCCCCTGCGGCAAACAATGGACAGGCGCCGCCTCCGGCCGCATCCGCGGGAGATCGTCAGGCGGATGCCCTAGCCGCGGTGATTGACCACGCAAAAGACGCCCTCGCCTTCATGATCAGCCGCGGAATCATTACTGCCGGACAAGGGCTGGAAGAAGTCCCGGCGGAATATGCCGCCCGGATTTTGAAAACTCCCGCCCGGTTCAATAACTCCGTAAAAGAATTCATGGAAGGAGGGGCGTGCCGATGAAACCCGTCACCTGCATCAACGTCGCCCGCGAAACCGGGCATGCCGTCCTCTCCCTGGACGGAGCGGAATACGCCGTCAGCCTGGACGACCTGCAAAAAATCCTCGCTGACATTGCCGGACCCCGTCCGGCCCCGGCCACGGAACTATTGAGGCCGTCCCTGCTCCCCAAGCTGGCGCAATGCCCCTGCTACGTCTCCTCCCCCGACGCGGGGGAAGCGGCCCGGCGGGGAACCCGGATGGACGACGCCTTCCGGGCCCTGCTCATGGGCGTAGACGAATTCAAAGCGTGCCAGCACCTGCAGCCCGACGAAAAAGAATCCATCCTCTGGGCGGTGAAAACGGTCCGGATGCTCTGCTCCGGCGAAGAAGTCATTGCCGACAAAAACCGCTGCGCCTTCCCGCAATGGCACCCCCGCGTGACAGGCGGGGAAGCGGACTGCCTCTGCCCCGCGCTGGGCAAGCTCTTCGACCTCAAAAGCGGCCAAATCCGCAACTACTGGGAACAGCAGGCCTCTTACGCGAAATCCTTCATGGAACGGGAATTCCTGGATGAAATCACCTGCCACCTCCTCTACTGCGACCAGCAGCAAATCGTCACCCGGAAATTCACCTACCGGGAAGCCATCTCCATCGTCAACGGAGTGGTGGACGCCGTGGACCGCGGCGGCGGGCCGCGCCTCTGCGACTACTGCGGCTGGTGCGCCTCGCAGGACACCTGCCCGCTGCGGAACCGGGCGGCGCAGGAAATGCTGACCCTGGCGGAAGCCGGAACGCTGGAAGAAAGCTTCGCCGAAATCGCGGAAAACCCGTCCAGGCTGGCGGAATTCGTCACCAAGGCGGCTGTGCTGGAAAGTTACGTCAAAAAAGGAAAAGAAAAAATCCTCGACTACCTCAACAACGGAACGGAAGTCCCCGGATTCAGGCGCGTCTCCCGGAAAGGCACGGACACCGTCGCTCCGGAAGACGTCGCCAAATACGCCACCTGGATTGGCGTGCCGAAACTCCTGAAATCCTATGGCCCGCTCAAGGCGGACATCTTCCGCGCCCTGTTCGCGGAAGCATTGCCGGAACAACAATTCCCGGAAGAACTGGTCAGGACGGGGGCCGGATCCTCCTACGTCAAAAAAATCTCCGTCTCCAAAACCACAACCACCAAATAACCATTATGTTCAGTTACATATCAGAAGGCGAGCCCAGCGAATACGGATTCCTCCCCGCGGGCGTCTACGAAGGAAAAATCGTCAAAATGGAAGAAGGAATCTCCCAGGGCGCCAAAACGCGGGGATGCCCGCAGCTGTCCGTCCACATCAGAGCCTTCGGCCCTGAAGGGGCGGCGACGGTCCGTTACTACCTGACCAACTCGAAAGACCTGGCCTGGAAAATCGACCTGTTCGTCAAAAACGTCACCGGGAACGTCTACCAACCCGGCCAGCAGGTCATCATCAACCCGGCGGAATACCTCGGCAAGCCCTGCTACGTCCGGCTCAGCGTCAGACAGGGAGACAAGCCCAGGGCGGACGGGACTTATCCCGAATTCAGCAACTGCGAAGACGTGCTGGGGCCGGACGAAGCCCGGGCCATCATGGCGGCGCAGGACAGGACAG